GGTATATACATAATTGATGAAATCTTGGAATGCAGATGCAATTTTTGTCATCCTTTCCAAGAGAAGCTTGTTGATCATATGATTTTCAAGTGATGCAAAAACATATTCCAAATTCAGTTGATTTGTATAATGCATAGTTTATTACATACCGTTTAAGACGGAGACCATTAACACAGGGTTTATCGAACGTTGGGTTCACTGTATATATTATAGGGACACGAGTGCGGGACTCATTGTATATAGTGCAAATTTCAAATAAATAAAATAGAAAACAAAATAAAAATTAGAATAGGACATTGTAAATGCATGATTTTGAACGGAAATGCCATTTTTGGCGATTATTTCTATTCAATTTGATATTTTATGATTATTAGCACGACTTCTTTCCTAAGCGGATGGTATTGCCCTTCTCGAGGTATTGCATCTCGACTTTTTAAGGATGTTATTTCCCGCTTCAGGTATAGTCTATACCATGTGTAACATGGATGTGAAAATCGTGTAATTGATTTTGAATAGGATGTAGTGGCAGCGTGCCTCATTGACTAACAAACTTATCTCCAGTAAGTTTTTCTTGTAAAGTGGTGTTCACCATTGAAATGAACTATGAGATCAGTTCAGAGCGTCGGAACTTGTTATCGAGGAATTGATAGGCCGTGAGAAAGAAAATGGATGCCCACATGGAAGTTTAAATCACATGTAGGTCGTGTAAATACATTTATAGACCGTTAGTATTAGTTAGGAGTTAGGAAAACAAATTCAAATTATGGTACAACAATCAAAAATGAATCTGGATATACGTGGGCAACGTGCGTTAGAGCAAGTAACAAATGGTTACTTGCAAGATATAGGAGTTGAGATGGAGTCTCAATCCTTGATGGACACCATTAGTAGTTGGTGGACAAAAAATGGTATCACAATAGATGATACCAGGAATTATGATTGGATCACAAAGATAATAGAAGATACGTTGTTGTTTCTCACGGGCCTTTATTTAGCCCGTGATTATAAACATCGTTTGCTTGCGTATGTTAATTACGTTAAGGCAAGCTTAGGCGAACGACCTCTTTTGAATTCTGCTATTTTTTCAGCAGTAGAAAAGATGTTTGAGGATATGATGGGTGATACACCATTTGAAGAAAATTTCGAGTTTCAATCGTTAGATGGATTGGAATCTTTTGCAGATTCTGCGCGCTCTTTTCTTGATAATTTTGATTTTTTCAAATCACGCCCGATTATCAAAAAGAGTTACAAACTTATAGGATATATAGTATCAATGTCCATATTTAATAAGTTAGATATGGAATTCACTCGAAGTGCCTTTAATGTTGTAGAAGGTGAGTGGAAAAAGAAAACTTGGGGAGCAGATTTTGCTTTTACTGTTTTGGATATGGTAACATTTGTATTAAAGAGAGGTGTGCAATCAGTGCGCACAGGTTCTCTTGATCCTTTTTTCCACGCTGGATCTACTTATGAAGAATGGGCTGACAAAGCATATGATCATATTAAGTATGGAAACTTTCTTCAAGATCCAGAAGCTCATGGACTGGTAATGTCCAAATACTTGTTGGAATTGGAGATGCTGATTCGTCAGGGTAAATCCATAGCTAAACATTGTGTGGATAAATTTGAAAAGAATCAGGTGAGGAAATTATTGTCTCAATTGGAATTAATTCAGAACAATGAAAATGCGTTTGATGCAGCATTGCGAGACAAGGAAGCTCCGTTTGCGTGTCTTATTTTTGGAGGAACTTCAATTGCCAAGAGTACGTTGATGCAGTTGTTATTTCACTATATAGCAACGCTTAAAAATTTGCCAACCGGCTCTGAGTATAAATTTACACGAAACGCAGTTGATGAATTTTGGAATAATTTTAGGTCTCATCATCACACTTTAATTTTTGATGATGCCGCTTATTTAAGTCCTGAATATGCCTCGGCGGGAGATCCATCGGTTCTGGAATTGTTGCAGATCATAAATAATATCTGCTTTATGCCACGGCAAGCAGCACTTGATGATAAAGGGCGGACGCCCATGAGGTGTCAGTTGGTGTTGGTGTCTACTAACACGTTGAATTTGAATGTGCATGAATATTTTTCGTGTCCTTTGGCGGTATTGCGAAGATTCCCAGTGGTCTTGGATATTGTACCGAAGCCAGAATATCTGCGCGATGGTCAATATATGGATACGGATAAGTTGCCAGAGGTTGGAGATGAGGAGTATCCTGATTTCTGGACGATAAAAGTGTTGAAGGTTGTAGCCGAGCCACAGAATACCACAGATCCGCGTATAGGACAGAGGGCGAAATTTGTCCCAGCCACCTATAATGGAAAACCATGTGTTTATAATAGTATATATGAGTTTTTGAGCTGGTTTGGACAACAAGCTCTGGAACATGCTGCTAATCAAAAGAAGTACATGCGCACTAATGACTGTAATAAGGTGGTCACGTTGTGTTTTAAATGCCATGTCCCAGAAAGGCATTGCATATGTGAGCCTCATGGGCCCCAAGTACGCATTGACCTTGAATTACAAGGGAATTTTACACAAGAGGATGCAAAGGCAGTTTTGTGCGATGAGAAACTTGGAATACCGTGGGATCCTTCTCATATCGAACGCTTGTTTAGGTATGACGAGGTGCGTGCACAGAGAGTTTTAGATACGATCTACTATGAACGACTGTCACAAGCACAAGTTTTTGAAGCAAAGAAAGAAGCAGAACGGATTGCGAATAGAGGGTGGTTTGATAAACAATTGACATTCTTGGCAGTTATAATTGTTGGTGTGTTGTGTGATGATACTAGCATGCGTAATAAGATCCTATCATGGTTTTTAACACGTCTTATGTCCTTCGATAATTGGATGATTGTGTGTTTCTGGTATAGTGACAACAAGTTTACGACGGCCCAGGCTTTTCGTGCCGTTGGTAACAAAATAGCAACTCGACTTGGTACAACGCCCAAAGTTTTGGCTATGCTAGGCGTTGTGACGATGATAACGACTGGAGTGGGACTTGCGTACGCTTTTTGGAAATTATTCGGGAAGCGTGAAACAGAAAAGACCCCTATAACGGAAAGTCCAAAGATGGTGCTTTGGAGTGATCCAAGGGTGTGCCATTGTGATGCATGTAATGTAACTCGTGCTGGTTTAGTCTATGCTCATGCAGACAAACCAGAGAAAGATTGTGCGTGTAGGTTGTGCCATAAAGCACATCTGTTAGCTGTGCATGAAGTAGGAGTTCCTATCATGGAGAAAATGGACTTTGAGGGTTTGAAACTTGAGCAACTAAAATTGGTGGGTTCTCCACCTAAACCACGAGCTGTGGAACCTGAAGAGGCTTGGCCGCGTGGGGGGTTTCAATTATCCACATATGAGGTATCACCCTTGTCCACATCATTGAAAGGCTTGGCTAGGGAAGATTTTGAGAATCAATTCATATTGAGGAATTTGAGGCGATTTACAATATTGACTCAGAAAAATGAAAAGGAAGACAATGCCTCAAAAGCGATGTGTTTAGGATTGTGTGATTTTCTTTACGCGTTCCCGACACACACCATTCCTAAGGGAGTGTTTAGATTGCGTTTAGAGTTAGAGCCTCATAATAACATTGTTTTGAACAAGGTAATGAGTATTCATCCTGAACAAGTATTGAGAATAGACAACGACTTGACAATAGTTAAGATAATAGGTGTCCCCCCGGTGCGGGATATATCACGCCTTTTCCTTTCAGCACCACTACCTGGGACAATGGAAGGTACTTACATTGGGTTAGATACTGAGTTATGTGTGAAACGTCTGCCAGTAGAACGTATTATGTACACGAAAGCTGTCACGAGTTCTTACGATATGATGGCATACATGGGAATGGTTCCTGTGGAGGACAATACTGAGAAAGGTGACTGTGGTATGCCCTTGTATGTGATGACTGCTCTAGGACCCATTATTCTTGGTGTGCACTCATTGGGTGCACCAGCCCGCTCAGATGTTACGTGGACGCCTGTGGGTGTACAACCTATATTGCGTCCTATGATAGAGCAAGCTGTTACACATTTTGGAGGGTTTAAAGTGGATGTTGACACGATAGTTTTATCCCAACCTGGGTATCCAGTCGTGATAAGTGAAGTGCACTATAAATCACCTGTCAACTTTATAACAGAGGGTGAAGGTGAGGTGATCACTGGATTGGCGGGCATGCGTCCTGGGCCAAAGACGAAAGTAACTAAAACTATCATATCAGATGATTTAAAATTGCAAGGCTTGACGACCGATATGGTTCCACCAAGTAAAATGCGGCAATGGCAACCCTGGTATATCGCACTGGAGGCACGCATGAAACCAAAAGTGGGTTTTTCTGCGCCAGTTTTGCGAAAGGCAGCTGAAGGGTATTTGGCTGATATATTAGTGCGGCTCACACCGGCAGATATATTAGAAATACATGCATATGATTTATTCACAGCCATTAATGGAGCAGCTGGAGTAGCGCATATACATTCCATTGATAAGAATACAAGCATGGGATTCCCTTATCGCAAGGTAAAGAAGAATTTCCTTTGCAAAGATGATGAAGGTTATTTGCGAGGTTTGGGTGATGCAGTTAAATTTACTCCCGAAATAGAAGAGCGAATTAGGCACATCCTTGAAACATATATGGAGGGGAAAATGGTAAATCCAATCTTCTCAGCTAATTTAAAAGATGAGGTTATTTCAAAGGCAAAAGATGAAATAGGAAAGATTCGTGTGTTTACGGGAGCGCCAGTTGCTTGGGTCATAGTTGTACGTATGATGCTCCTATGGGTTGCTCGTTTGATGCATACTTATAATTACGTTTTTGAATCAGCCGCAGCGATGAATGCACAAAGCGATGACTGGGATATTTTGTATAGGTACTTGACATACTTCGGGAAACATCGATTGGTGGCAGGAGATTATAAAGGTTTTGATACAGGTATTAGCTCACAAGCAATAATGGAAGCTTTTTGGGTTTTGATCCAATTGGCCAAGAGGGGAGGGATGTCGCAAGACGACATCCAAGTAATATATGGCATATCAGTCGATACTGCGTATAACGTTGTAGATTGGAATGGAACAATATTACGTTTTGTTGGAGGAATTCCTTCAGGGCATCCTCTAACACTGTTATTGAATTCCATTATAAATTGTCTTTATATGCGCTCTGTGTATATTGAGTTGAATCCCAAACGCGAGTGTACTTCATTTAAGAGTAATGTGCATTTGATGACTTTGGGTGATGATAATGTTTGTGGTGTTTCGCAGGATGCACCGTGGTTTAATCACACAAACATACAAGGTGTCTTTGATAGTGTTGGTATTACTTATACCATGGCAGATAAAACATCTGAAAGCAAACCTTTCATAGATATAAGTGAAGTAACTTTTGCAAAAAGAGGGTGGAGATATGATGAAGAGTTGCAACGACACATGTGTGTGCTTGAAGAACCTTCCATTATTAAGAGCTTGCATTGGAAAAAAGATTCAGGGCAGGTATCACCTAAAGCGGCAGCGATTGAAGCTATAGCAGGTGCTATACGTGAATATTGGTATTATGGCCGTGAACGCTATAATAAAGAAGTAGCGTTCTTTAGAAAGGTTGTTGAACGCGCTTTGCTGGGTCCTTATGTAGAACCAAGTGTATTCCGTTCGTACGATTATTGGATTCACGTATATTATGCGCGTTCTGAGTCAAAAGATAGATCTCACTTTTGGCTTTCAAATGTAAAATATTTGGAGAAGAGTGAGATCCCCGGCCTGCAGGAGGAGGTCGTTGAAACCAAAACATCCTCGGATATCATATTTACTGCGAGCGAATTAGAGGGAACTGAGCTAGGAAACTCGAGCGTGGATGATATCTGTAACTTACTAGGGCGTTCCCCGAAATCTCCTAAAAATGGAGATGGTGCGAGTTGGTCACCAAACAAAGAAGTTCTATCCAGCGGGAATTGTGTTGACCCCGTTGGTGATAAAGACAAACATAGCAAACAAGAAAAACAAAATAATACCAAGGAAGGTGCAGCTGCGGAGGCAGATTGCTGCGCCCATAAATCCTACGAATCTACCTCAAGTGTCACAAGAGTTGCGAATGGCAGCTCCAACGGAGATACACTACAACCAAGCGAATTCGCCAAATACCTCGTGGAAAATCCTGAAGAGGCTCGGCAACTTTTTAAAATATATGAAGACTCGAATTGCTTCATACACCAATCGGAGGAGACCTCGGTCAATCGTATCGAGGACTCCCCCGCCGAGTCCCATGAGGAGGAGACGTTGATAGCTTTTTTTGACGAAACGACAGGTGGTAAATCAACAATGCCAGCTAGAATGAGGGAAGTGTTTGATAATACAGAGGAAACGGTTGGAATTGAAAAGTGGTTTACGCGCCCTTTGCTAATAGATACTTTCACATGGCAATTGGCTGATGGAATTGGTACTCACCATGAAGTTAATCCGTGGTATACGTTCTTTAATAACGCAAACAACAAGTATAAGCTCAACAACTATGCATATATTAGGTGTAAACTTAAAATTAAGATAATGGTTAATTCAACTCCTTTTTTGTATGGTGCGTATTTGGTTTCATATGCTCCTTTGCAGGATACAACAATTACGCCAGCCACACCTTATGCCACTGGCATTCCAGCAGGAGCTTCCACTCAGGAAATCATACTGTTGTCACAAATGCCTAGCGTGTGGATTTATCCACAGACTCAGAAAGGGGGAGATCTTGATCTTCCGTTCATCTTCAATCAAAATTGGTTGCAAACCATAAATCCAAGCTCACAATTCCAACGCATGGGGGTTCTTAGATATGAGTTAGTCGTTCCTTTGCAGAGTGCAAATGCATCGACTACAGATGGAGTGACGATTAATACATTTTGTTGGGCAGAAGACGTTGAGCTATGCGGGCCTTCGACAGTATTGACGTTCCAATCAAAGCGATTGGTAGTAAAGCGAATCCCAAGAGATGAATATGGTAAAGGTCCTGTTTCAGCTCCTGCTTCTGCTGTTGCGGCATTGGCTGGAATGTTTCGTGATTGTCCATTAATTGGGCCAATAGCTACAGCTACTGAAATGGGAGCAAAAGCGATTGCAGGGGGAGCAGCGGCGTTAGGGTATACGAATGTCCCAGTTATTGATCCAGTCCATGGTTTCAGACCAATGGTTTCAAGTGGCTTTTCAAATTCGGAAATTGGGTTTCAGCAGGAGAAGTTGACAATAGACCCGAAAAACGAATTAACGATAGATGGAGGTGCCATTGGATTTTCGAGTAATGATGAGTTGAATATCAAACATTTGGTAACAAAAGAGTCATACCTAGGACAGTTCCAATGGACACAAGCATTAGGTGAAGAAGCCAATTTGTTTCAGTCTACCATCAGCCCGAGTGGGTATATAGGAGTGGATCCAACGACATTATCTTCAGCATCGAGTGTGTATGGAACCCCTCTTGCGTATTTTAGTCAGTTGTTTCAGTTTTGGCGTGGAGATATAATTTTGCGCTTCAAAATTGTTGCGTCACCGTATCATAAGGGAAGAGTGCGAATAGCTTATGATCCTTCAGGGGACACGGCGAACAACATTGTGTCTGCTGACACTACGAATGTTGTATATAGTGAAATCTTTGATATAGGAGATACAGATGAATTTGAGGTGAGGGTGCCATACATGCAACCATTGGAATGGAGTAATTTGACATCTTGGAATACCTCGATAACGACTGCCAATGCTTACAATGTGTATAATTCAACATTTTCGTTTGCACATGTGGCAAACACGACGAATGGTACTTTGGTTATGCACGTGCTTAATGAGCTATCGGCTCCAGCGACGTCGGCCAAGGTGTATGTGATGGTGTTCGTAAGAGGAGCGGAGAATTTAGAATTCGCAGGGCCATCTCCTACTTTTGGATCAAGCGGAAACTATACGACATTATTGGTACCTCAGTCATTGGAAACAACTGAGACTGTTATGGGGAAACCATCCGTTCCAAAGCCAGAGAGATACCTTACCAATTTTGGGGAAGGATACGTCTCGTTGCGTCAGTTGCTAAGACGCGTGACAAAAGAGGGTACTTTAGTGCAACTTTTAACAGCTAGTAAATATAACACGGTATATAGAGTCATGACGCGTTATCCTATGACATATGGGTTTGATGCAAATGGCCTTTTAAGTGGGAATAAGCAAATAGGGTTGGGTGCTGCTACATTTAATTTTTGTACATTGCATCCTGTAACGTGGGTACAATCAGCTTTTTTGGCTACGAGAGGGTCTATGATCTGGTATTTCAATGCCCATACGACTTCAAGTGGTACAGGGTTTGACACCAAGATACCGGCAAAAAATTTTATGGTGACGCGTTCGCCTATACCACAATATGGTATTGCTTCACCTGCGTGGTCAGTGTCTAGCGTTGGCTCTGGTGATATGGCAATCATGAGCAATTTTTTCCTTACTACAATGAACTCAGGTTCAGCTGGTATGGCTGTCACTGATCAAAGTGTGCAGCCAATGCAGGCTGTCACACTTCCAAATTACAACAATTATCTTTTTAATGGAACTAATCCAACATATGCTACAGCACCCAGCACAATTGATGGTGCGAACAACGATGTTTATGCAGTTGTGTATGATGCTAATGATTGGCAAGCAAGTTCAGACTATCTGAATACTCTTTTACATTCTTATTGCGGTATTGGAACTGATTATACAGTGATGGGTTTTCTACACTGTCCTGTTGCGTATGTTTTGACATCGCAACCTACGCCGGCATAGATTTAATGGCCGTGTGGACGTTTAATGAACGTCTTTAAATAAATCATTACGTGAGCGTCACGATAAAAACGCCCCTGTCCCGGGGATGAGGGAAGTTTACTTTCTTGCGTCTACGTATTGTATGTCGGAAGCTATGCGATTTACAGTATTTTGTGGGTGGCACAACTAACGAGCCAATTAGAGCTAGGAGCACGTTGAAGGACGATAGAATTAGTTATCTTTAAAACTAAAGGTGTGACACCCTCTGTGTCACGACAGCCCTTAAAAGGGCGAGTTAAAATGATGTGGATGCGGTCCTATTCATCCCGATTCCGGAAGGAAGAGGGTTTTAAAACATACCGCCATTAGGTCGCTAACTTTAGTGTTAGCTTGGACGAAAGTTTTGTACTAGTGGGGGTATCCTCACTGGGAAATTTTTAATTTCGTACAAGTTGCAATCTTTTCGGCGGCATTGTAAAAGCTGC